CCAGACACCCACCATCGGCGCTGGCGGCCATCGCCAGGGCCTACGGCGTGACCCTCGAAGAGGTCACGGTCGCCAACGAGCCCGCGTGGAAGGGGTGTTGCCCGTTTCACGCCGAGAAGACGCCGAGCTTCTACGTCTACGTGACCGACACGTTCCTGTGCCTCGGGTGCGGGGCGTCCGGTGACGGCGTCGAGTTCGTTCGGCGGATCGAGGAAGCCAAGACCGCATGGCTGGCGGCGTGCGCTGCGCACTTCGCCGAGCACTACAGCATGAACCGGGCTCGGGCCGCGCAAGCCGCCGCGTCGGCGTGGGGCGCCTGCCTCCAGCACCACGGCGATCAAGCCTCGGCTCTCACCTCCTGCCTGCCGGCCGATGCGGCGGACGAGTGCATGAAGTTCGGAGGCGCGGCATGAAGCGCAAGACCTCCAACCGGCGCCGGCTGGCCGACGCCCTCACCAACCTTTCGTGGTCCGAACGGCTGCGGGAGATTGATGGACGCCTCTCCGACCTCTTCGAGGAGGCCCTGAGCGAGGCCGCCATCAGGGACATTCAGGCCGGCAGCAACATCCGCTGGCTCGCGCCCGATGACGCCACTCTGGCTGACGTCGCCCACAAGCTGTCCGACGCGGCGCGCACCACCCTGACCGATGCGCTGGTGCTGCTGGGCGAGCCGGCCGGGCCGGTTTCAAGCGCGGCCGAGGCGGCGATCTGCCTGATGACCAGCCGCCCGGCGATCCGCAACATCGCCGTCCGCTGGATCAACGGCAACGGCCTGGAGGCGCTTCGGCGCGAGCTGATCGGCCTGCCGGGCATCGCCTTGTTGATGCTGGCTGCCTCCTACGAGAAGCCGACGGACGACACCGACTCGTTGGTTCGCATGGCTCACCGGATGGTTCCGGGCCGGGCGAAGGGGAGGGCGGCATGATGCGGCGCGCCTCCGAAACCAGCGTCGTGTCGGCTCTGCACCCGAACGACGTGCCGCCGGTTCCACCTGATCATGCGCAAGCGCTCGCCGTCATCGACGACCTGTGGGCGCGTGGCATCAAGGTCCCGGTGGAAAAGCTGGGCGACCTGAACCGCCTGGACGCCGACGAGATCCGCGACGGCTACATGGAGGGGATTTCCCCGGACAGTCCCGAGCCCGGCAACAACCGGTCCCGCGCGTTCTGGCACGGCTGGCGGAACGCCCGGATCGACCGCGGCCACCACGAGAAGGACGAGGCCGCAAAGGAGCTGGCGCGCCGCGCCTACTGGTGGGCGTGCCGAGCGCCGGCAACCGGCCGCGTCGCCGACGAACCCGACCGCTACGCCGACCTGGAAAGCGCCCTTGAGCGCGGGGAACTGGTGTGATGAAGAAACTCGACACCGACAAGCTGCTGAAGGTGCTGGCGATGGCCGGCTCCGATCAGGACGGCGAAGCGCTGGCTGCTCTGCGGAAGGCGCAGGGCATGCTCAAGGACGCCGGGAAGACGTTCGGCGACCTCACCGTGAAGGGGCAGGACAGGGCGACCAAAGCCAAGCCCTCCCCGGCGGCCGGGCCGACCATCGTGGACATCTTCGCCGGCTTCGACGACCACATGGAGGCGAAGCAGCCCGGCTGGAAAGCCAAGCAGGCCGAGGCCCGCGCCGAGCGCACCCGCCGGGAGGCGGACGAGCGCGCGGCGGCGATTGCTAGGTACGGATCGCTGGAGCAGGCCAAGCAGCCGTGTCCGCGCGAACAGCGCCTGAATGAGGCCACGGCGCATCTGAAGCGCACGATCAGCAAGGAGTATGCCAACGGGACTTTCGACGTGGACAGCCTGGACGGCTGGACCGGCGGCTTTGACGATAAGATGCCGGACTCCGTCATGGCCGCCGTGGCGGGTGCCTACCCGATGCCTTCCACTCTTCGCGATGCCCGTGACGAGGCCCTGTACTGGACCGGCCGCAACCGTGAACTGGAGCGCGTTTGGACCGAGCCCGGGTCCATCTTCGGGGCGGACAGCTATCTTGGGCTGGCGGCAGATGCCCGGCGGATGCTGGTTGACGATCTGTGGCGCAAGGGGCCGATCGCCACGCTGGACGACCTCCAGGTGCGGATCGAATGCGCCGCTTCGGAGGAATGGCGCGACCTCGCTTCCGACGCCATGCCGGGCATCCTCGAAGCCTTCAATCGGCTGGTGCCAAATGCCCCCGTGGAGGGCATTTCGCCCGTGATCTGGAAGGCGCCGCTCCGGCTGGTGCTGAAGGACGTGCCCGGCCAGTGCCTCGCGCTGGCGCTGCACGACCAGGACGGCGAGAAGGTGGCCGTCAACATCAAGCCCACGGACGCCCTGGCGCTGGCGGTTGACCTGACCAGCTCCACCCGGCAGCGGATGAAAGGGGGTGCTGCATGAGCACCTCCCATTCTGACCTGCTGGATCTCTACCGTCGGTGGCGCCACGCCACCCGGCAGGGGGAGCGCTTCGCTCGGATCTGTGAAGACCTCGAAGAGGCCATGGACACGCCTTGGCCGCTGGTCTGCATGCCGTCCTATGCCGGTGGCGGGATCGTGGAGGGGCTGTACCGGATCGAGCAGGACGAGCGCCTTCTCGACATCGACCGGGAGCGGCTGACGGCGGAATACCGCGAGAAGTGGGCCGTCTACCAAGCCGCCAAGGAGGCGTGCGGGGCCGAGGCTGCCCACGATGAATCGGTGCGCTGGGAACGGGAAGCCTCAACGCTGGCCGCGCAGATCATGACGACCCCAGCCCGCACGCTGGAGGAGATGCACGCCAAGACGGCCGTGGGGCTGCGCTTCGCCGATGCCAAGGCGTCGTGCGAAGATCCCGATGGTGCGCTTCAGTCCCTCCGCTGCGACATCGGCCGCGCGCTCCGGGGCCAGCGCCGCGGGCGGAATGGCGCCGACGGCTCCCCGGTTGAGCAGCGCGTCGCCGACCTTGTGCGCCTTCGGGACGAGTTCGAACGCCTCTGGGAGGCGGACGAGGACAGCGCCGAAACCAGTGCATGCGGGTTCCGCGTCGACGCCGCGGTGCAGGCGATCTACGGCGCGCCCATCGACACCATGGCCGACGCCGCCGCGGTGCTCCGGGGCGTGCTGGTCCATGGCGCCGAAGAGATGAACCGCAGCGACATCCCGACGCTGGAAAGGCTGTCCGCCTTCCTCGACGCCCAGGCCGCCCGCGACAGCGCGGCGGCGCACCCGGCGGTTCCCGAGCTGATGCGCCTGTCCGCGCTGATGGGCTTCGGCCCCGGCGCTGAAGCCGGGCCGGCCGGGCAGGAGGTGGCCGGCCTGCTCGAACTGGAGCGGCTGCACCATGAAGTCGACCAGCGGTACCAGGCCCTGCCCGACGATCCGCCGGACGAGGTGTGGCAGCCGGTCTACCAGGAACTCCTGGACCTGGAGAACCGCATCACCGAGACCCCCATCACGACGATGGCGGGCGCTCTGGTGAAGCTGCGGCTCGCCCTCGGGCCGGTCGGCACCGGCGCTGGCGAGAACCCCGACCGCTGCTTGCACGGCGCCTGTGCGACGCTGGAGGCCGTGGCGGTCCAGGCCGGTTACAGCCCGCCCTGGACCAAGCAACAAGGGAGCGGCCAATGAAGCGCGGGGCGGCTCAAGGCCGCACCCTGCATCGTCCAACCTTCGCCGCGCGGGCTCGGGGCATCGCCTCCGACCTGCGCGAGTGCGTTGGAGAGGCAGAGGTCAATCGCGACGATCTGCGCGAGATCGCGCGGCGGGCTGATGCGCTGGCCGACGAGCTTGAGGGAGCGCAGAAATGAACCCCTCCAAGCACATCAAGCCGGCGCGGCGCTGGATCGGGTGGGTATGCGACTTCCTGCCGGAAGACCGGCAGAAGCGCCTCATCATGTGGGCGCGCCTCGTCGGGATCCTGTGCGCCTCCGACGCCGAAGCGATGGTCGCCGAGCGCGGCCTGAAGGAGGCGTGATGGGCAAGCTCCGGCACGTCGATTACTACCCCGACGAGTTCATTGTCGGCACGTCAGACATGCCGTGCGAGGTCAAGGGGGCGTATTGGACAATCTGCTCGCTGATCTACTCCAAGGGTGGCCCGGTGCAGGACGACGCGCACTGGCTCGCCAAGGTGTGCGGCTTGTCAACCCGGCGGTGGCCGTCCGTCCGTAAGGCGCTTCTCGACTCCGGGAAGATCACCGTCACGGACGGCAAGCTGTCGAACAACCGCTGCATGGTGGAGATCGAGCGGGCCGAGAAGCGGTCCAAGCAGGCCACCGTCAACGGCGAGCAGGGCGGGCGGCCGCGCGGTTCTGCCCCGGCCGAACCGCGTCAAACCCACGCTGAACCCCAGCTTGAACGGCAGTTCAGCGGCGCGAACACCTCCAGTTCAGATGGAGTTGATGGGCGGTTTGCTAGTGGTGATCTGTTCGAAAGCAATGGGTTAGGGAAACCGGGCGGTTTTTCTGGCGAAAAACTAACTAACCAACTAACCAACTTACCAACTAATCATCCCCCCTATGCCCCCCCTGCGGGGGGCAGCTCGCCTGCCGGCGAGCCGACCGACCAGGGCCTTCCGGAGGGCGACGCGCCTCGCCGTTCCCGCAGGGCGCGGGGCGACCGGGGAACGCGGGTGCCGGACGGGCCCTTGCCCGAGGCCTGGGCTACCGCAGCGAACCACACCCGCGAAAAGCACCATTACCCGCTGCTCAGCCGGCGGCTGCTGGCCGTGCGCTGGGAGGCCTTCCAAAACTACTGGCGTGGAGTCAGCGGCTCCAAGGGCTTCAAGCTCGATTGGAAGGCCACTTGGCTGAACGACTGCATCGACAACCGAACGGAGAAGCGGTTCCCGCCCGAGGCGGCGGCGAAGCCTCGCGCTCCCATGATCGACACGACGGGGTGACCCATGACGGATCTGATCGCAAAGCTCGCCGAGCACGGCATTCGCCCCATGCGGGGTCAGTCCTTCCGCGAGGGAACGGACAGCTACACCCTGTGCCCGAACTGCTCACCGCACCGCAAGCCGGGGAACCGCAACAAGCCGGTGCTTTCGGTCAAGCTGGACCTGGACGGTGGTGCCGTGTGGCATTGCAACCACTGCGACTGGTCGGGGAACGTTCCAGCTATGCGCAGCGGCCGGGATGGGGCCCCCGTCTACGAGCACCGGCCCAAGCCCGCGCCGCGCCCGGCCCGTCAAGCTCCGCCGCCCGAACAGCGGCAGCGGCCGGCCAGCATGATGGAGTTCTTCGAAAAGCGCGGCATCGCGGCAGATGTCGTAGAGGAAATGGGCGTGTACCTCACCCGCATGAAGTTCCCGCAGGACTTCCACTTGGGAGGCGATCCCATCGACTGGTCGAAGGTCCCTGACACTCCCTGCATCGCCTTCCCGTACACATTCGAGGGAACCATCACGAACCACAAGTACCGCGATGCGGGAAAGCGGTTCTGCCAGGACCCAAAGACCCTACGCACCCTCTACAACATCGACCAGGCGGCGCAGGACGTCCTGATATGGGTCGAGGGCGAGATGGACGTGCTCGCCTGCCTCACGGCCGGCTACCGCTCGGTGGTCAGCCTTCCGGACGGCGCGCCGGGTAAGGTCCGCGACGAGGACGACCCGCGCCGTGAGACGGACAAGCGCTACGAGGCCATCGCCAACTGCGCGGATCACATCTCCAGCGTGGCAAAGCACATCATCGCCACGGACGGTGACGGGCCCGGCGACGCCCTGGCGGAGGAACTGGCACGGCGGCTCGGTAAGGAGAAGTGCTGGCGGGTGCGCTGGCCGGCCGGGTCGAAGGACTCCAACGAGGTGCTCATGTCGGCCGGCGCCGACGAGCTGCGCCGGGTGATCGAGGCGGCGGTGCCGTACCCGCTTGAGGATCTGTACGACCTCGAACCGGGCGCGTTGCTGCGGCTGCGGCGCAGCCCGAAGGCGGCGGTCTACAGCACCGGATGGGTGAACGTGGACGAGTTCCTGAAGGTGCCGAGCGACGGCCGGCTGTTCGTCGTCACCGGTATCCCGAACATGGGTAAGTCGGAATGGGTGGACGCGCTGATCGTAAACACCTGCCTCGAACTCGGCTGGCACGCGGCCATCTGCTCGCCGGAGAACAACCCGGTCGAACTGCACGCAGCGAAGATCGCCGAGAAGTGGGCCGGCCTGCCGTTCGCGGATCACGGCCAGATGATCCCGCCAATGAGCGACACCCTTCTCCAGCGGGCGGAAGACTGGATCGCCCAGCACGTCACGTTCATTCGCTCGGATGTGCCCGGCCGACCGATGACCGTCGACTGGATCCTTGACCGTGCGAGCAAGTCGGTCCTTCGCCGTGGCAGCCGGTGGCTCGTCGTGGATCCGTGGAACCGTCTGGAGCGCAATCGGGGCGACGGCCAGACGGAAACGGAGTTCGTGGCAGAGAGCTTGAGCAAGATGGCGGCTTGGGGCTCCGCGCACTCCTGCAACGTCATTCTCGTGGCGCACCCGAAACAACTTCAACGCGACCCAAGAGAGAACAAAATTCGCGTTCCCGGTGGATATGACATCTCTGGCTCTGCAAACTTCTACAACATTCCAGATTTCGGAATAACGATCCATCGTCCAGACATGGAAAGCACAAATGTTGAGGTCCATGTATGGAAGGTAAGGTTCAAAAGTCACGGGAAAAAAGGGATGTCTGTGCTATCATGGGACAAGAATAGCGGGCGCTACGCCCCCGAAGCCGCGTGAGGAGTGCTTGCAATGACCATGATTGGGGGTTCGCTCTGATGGGCGCAAACGACCTTCATACTTCGGCTTCTGGCGGCGCTCAGAACGTGCGCGCCGCCGTTCCGATGACTCGCCAGCAGCATGGAGGAACGCGCGGCCTGCCGGATCGGCTCGTGCTGCGCACCGACATCCCCGGTGTCTACTCGGGTCACACGACCATCGAAGGTCGGGAGCACCCGCGGCACTATCGCGTGACGGTCGCCAGCGACGGACTGCACCTGGAGGACGCAACCGAGCACATCGCGTTGGAGTTGCTGGAGCGGTCTAAGGTGGCCGTCCAGCGCGAGAGGGGCGCGCAACGAGCTCAGGTCGCGCAGTCCGCGGGAAAGGCTCCGGAGCGGCATCGCGCCGACCGCGGCGAAGTGGTGCGGGAGTTCACCGAGCGGGCCGGCCTCTTCCGCACGCGCGCCATGACGCCGGTCGGCACGCTCGCCAACCGTGGCGTCATATCGCCGCTGCAATTCGAGGTGGGGCGCAAGCTGCGCCTCGACGTCGAAGCCATGGCCGGCGCCCGTGAGCCGGTGGAAGCGCCGGGGCTGCTGGTCGACAGCCCCGACGGCCGGTGCTGGGAGGACTTCGCCATCGAGGCGGGGCACCGGTTCCACTTGGTGCGGGAGGCGTGCTGCGCGCTGGAACCGTTCGATGGGCTTAAGCCCTGGCCGGTTCTCGAAGCCATCGCGATCAACGAGCAGACGCTTCTCGACGTGGCCGGCGGAGCGACGCACAAGGCCGCGCAGACCCGCGTCAAGGTGGCCCTCCGCCGCGCTATGGATGCCGCCGCCCCGTTCTACGGGATCCCGGTCGAAAGCGTGACGTCGCAGGTATTCGTCCACGGGGCACAGGCCCCGATAGAACTGGTCCAGGAGGTGGACGAGACCTGGCGCGCGATGACGCTGAACGCCCGACCGTGGGTCGCCATCGGAAAGGAGCCGGGCGACATCTCCAAGCAGGCCAAGGACGCGCTGCTCGATCTGGTCAAGCGCAAACTCGGCCCCCAACGCCACCCGCTCGCCGAGGTTTACCGGGTGCTGGCGGAGGACCGCAAGGAGGCGATCGACTCCGCGCTGGCGGCCAAGGCGCGGGGTGCCGAGCAGGCGTCCAAGGCCGCACAGGACCTGGAGGACGAAAAACGTCGGGTCCTGCGCTCCCGCGGTAAACAAATGAGTTGATTGTGGAATATGAGTTCGCTTAGATGAGGGTGATCGCACTTCGTGCGTCCGGAGAGCCCCGCCAGCGTTATTCCCGCTGGCGGGGTTTTTCGTTGGTGGCGCGCCGCCTACCTGGACCGGTAGAGACGGGGGCTACCGGGGCGTGAGGGCGCCTTTTCGCCGCAGTGGTGGACCACGCATCTCCGGACCAACCGGTTGCTCCGTTGATCCCGTCATCGCCTCGAAGCGACCGGATCACAACAGCGCATGAAACCGGCTCAGGTCAAGATTAACGTCGATTAACGTGGTGATACATCGCCGTGCATGGTTGCACGATGATCCGCCGCGCGACGTTGGACTGCGAAGGCCAACCGTGACCCAGGAGATCGAGATTGTTTACCGCCCGCTTGCCGGCCTGAAGCCCCGCGAGCGGAACCCGAAGGCGCACGGCCAGGACCAGCTTGAACGGCTGGTCTCCAGCCTTACTGAGTTCGGGTGGACGCGCCCGCTGCTGATCGACGCCGCAGGCGTCCTCGTGGCGGGCCACGGAACGTGGGAAGCCGCAAAGCTCGCGCACGAGCGGGGCCTGCGGATCCCCAACCATGCCGACCCGGGCGTCGCCCCGTGCCGCGTTCTGGCCCACCTGACGCCCGAGCAGGTCCGCGCCTACGTCATCGCGGACAACCGGCTGTCCGAACTCGGACGATGGGACGACGACCTGCTGGCCGCCGAGCTTGTGGACCTACAGGGCCTCGGTTTGGACATCGGCACGATCGGGTTCAATGCCGCCGATCTGGAGGCGCTCTGCGGCGATGATGCCGCCGACGACCGCAAGGGCGGCGCGACCGGCAAGACGCTCGCAGAGCGGTTCGGCGTTCCGCCGTTCACCGTGCTCGATGCACGGCAGGGCTACTGGCGCGCCCGCAAGGCCGCCTGGGTCGCCATGGGCGTGCACGCCGAGGAGGGCCGGGAGCACCTGCCGGACACCAACGTCGCAACCGACTGGATGCGGCGCGGGTCGGCTACCGGAGGCAGCGCGTTTGACCCGGTGTTGGCTGAGCTGGTGTTCCGGTGGTTCACGCCGACGCCGACCGCCACGGTGCTGGACCCGTTCGCGGGCGAGGCAACGAAGGGGGTCGTCTGCGCGGCGCTGGGCTACGACTACACGGGCGTGGAACTGCGGGCCGAGCAGGTGCTGGCGAACGAGACGCAGTGGGGCCGGGTGCGCGACAAGCTCCCGCCGGAACGGCTCGCGCAGGTTCAACGTGACCCGCTGTGGCTTCATGGCGACAGCGCGCGGATTGGGGAAGTCCTGCCGGGCGGCAGGCTCTACGACCTCGTGTTCACCAGCCCGCCCTACTACGACCTGGAAATCTACTCGAAGCAGGACAAGGACGGCTCGGCATTCGAGACCTACGATCTGTTCATCGAGTGGTACCGGGACATCTTCCGGCAGGCCTGCGAGCGGCTGAAACCCAACCGCTTCGCCGTCGTCAAGATCGGCGACGTCCGGGACGAGCGGGGCGCCTACCGGAACTTCTTGGGCGACAACATCGCCTGTTTCCGGGACCTGGGGCTGCATTTCTACAACGAGGCAGCGCTGGTGACCCCGGTTGGTTCCCTGGCCCTGCGCGCTGGCAAGCAATTCCTGGCGAGCCGAAAGCTCGGGCGGGGGCACCAGAACGTGCTGGTCTTCTTCAAGGGCGACCCGCGGAAGATCAAGACGGAGTTCCCGCAGGAAATCGAGGTCGGCGATGCCGACGTTGACGATCCCGCAGCGTAAGCGCCTCCGGGCGCTGGTCATCGCCCAGCACGTCCGCGAGACGGGCCTGCCGGGCGTCGTGTGCTTCTCCTGCGGCAACGCGAGCCGGGCCCTGAAGGAGGTGGGGCTCTACACCGTGGAGATCGCCCCCGGCGGTGACCTGTCGGCAGGGAAGTGGTGGACGGCGTCGGAGATCGCCAAGGCTTGGCCGCACCTGCTGGACGCCACGAGCGGCCACCTGCCGGTGCCGGTGATGGCCGCGGTGGCAACGGCGCTACGGGACGACATGGGCGAGCTGCCGGCCGACACCTACGACGTTCCGACCGGGAGTGGCGAGACGCTCGTGTGCCTCGCCATGGCCTACCCGGACAGCCGGTTCCGGCCCGTCTACGGCGTCGGCAAGGGGACGGCGTTCGAACCCTTCGCCCCGCTCAACGGGCTGGTGCTGGCGCTGGCCGGCGGGCGTGTAGACCTACACGGTGGTGTGGACCTACAGGGGAGCGGGCAGACCTACACCGTGGAGGCGTAGACCTACAGGGTGCCCGCCTCCGTGGACCTACACCGTGTCCATGGACCTACAGAGGGATGGTGTAGACCTACACCGCCCCTCCGTGGACCTACACCGGGTCGGCGGCGGGGCGGCTCCTCCTTCGAGGCGCCGGCGGCCGGGGAGCGCCTGGTCGTCGCGGCGCACGCGCTCCGCCGGGGCCGACGCTCCGCCGGGCGCGGCGCTCCGGCGAAGCCGGGCAGGGGTGCGGCGTAGCGGTCGCGCCGATCGTGCGGCGGAGCAGGGCCGGGCAACCGGGACGCCGCACGCCCTCCGGTTCCATGCACTGGACCGGACGGGTTTCGCCATGGCGCGGCGCTGGTGCTGGCGTTGGCGCTGTTGTGGTGCTGAACCGCCGTAACCCTACCGCCCCACGGCGAGGCGCACCTGCGGCGCGACGCCATGGGGTAGGGCAGGGACGAAGAAAGCCGCGGACCCGGAGGCCCGCGGCTTGCGGTAGGGGGACGGCAGGAGGGAGTCGATCAGGGAGCGGCGTGCTGGCCCATGGCGAGCCCCCAACGGGCGCGGAACCGGACGGCGCAGTACTCGGCGCGGCGGAGCTGGAACAGCTTCACGCCCAGCGTGCGGCCGACGGCGGTGTGCTTGGCATAGGCAAGGCTCTCGCGGGTGCACGCCACGGCGTACCAGCGCGGCAAGCCCAGCGCCTCCAGCTTGCGAAGGAACAGGCGGCACGCCGCGACGCGGGTGCTGCGGTCGGACAGGTTCATGGCTTGGCTCCCCGGATCAGTTGAAGCGGACCCGGAGGCCCGCGTCGGAGGCGCTGGAGGCAATGGAAACCACCTCCGCCGACTCTGCCGTGTAGGTGTCGCCGCTGAACCCGTGCTTGCTCTTGGCGAGGCCTTCGACGTGCGCGCGGCCCTCCGTGGTGTGGAGCCGGACCATGGTGTAGCCCTGCCCGAGCGCGTAGACGTGGAGGTCGCAGGAGGGCGGGACGGGCTTGGCGGAGAACGGAGCCGGGAACTCCCGTGGGCATGCCTTGCGGTGTGTCTTGCGGGACAGTGTGCCGTTGGGCTTGCGGGTGTAGACCACCAGCGAGTCATCGGCGTTCCAGATCCCCGCGACGCCGTGCTGGAGCGCGTGCCGCTTCGCCGCGCCTTCGGCCGTGGTGACGCGGGAAAGTCTCTGCGCCGCTGAAGACCAGCGACGCCGCTCGCGGTAGGCTTCGCCGTCCAAGGGGAAATAGAACGTGCTCATGGTATCGTCCTCGTGCTGGAGGAAGGGGAAAAGCAAAGGGGGCGGGAGTTACCCCGCCCCCCTTCGGTGCTGGTGTGGTGGTGTGCCTTACTCGGCCGCAACCGGCATCGGCGCCGCGCCGCTGTTCGCCTCGTTGGCGTTCGCGGGAGCGATGCCCTCGGGCAGCTTGCCGTAATACCGGCCCTCGCCGCCCTTCTTCCGGTACTCCAGGTCCAGGCCGAAGGTCTCGTCCAGTTCGTTCAAGGTGCCGCTGCACTTCTTCCAGCCGACCGCCGTCTCCAGTTCCTTCATGGTGGCACCCTCGGCGCGGCACACGAGGTCGATCAGGATCCGCTTCTTCGTTCCGGGGGCAGGGAAGGCGGGAGCGTTGCCCGTGCGCGGCGTGGCGCCAATGGCCTCGTACTTCTCGCCCTCCGCGAGGGGGCGGAAGGTCCAGCCGCCGTCCACCTGCTCGACCTTGATCCGGTTCTTCGCGAACCCGTCGCAACGAGCCCACGCCACGGCGTGATCCACGGTGGGGAACTTCAGGTCGGCGGGTGCGGTGCTCACGGCGTTCGCCTTCGGCTGCTCGCCCTGCGGCGGGTTGGTGGTGTCGCCGTCCTGCGGCTTGCTCTCCTGCCCGTCGCCCTGCGGCGCGGCACCCTGCGGCGTGGTGGAGGTGCCTTCGGTGCGCGTCACGCCATCGCCCTCGCCGTTGCCCTGCTCGGGCTCGATGCGGGCGTAGGTCCAACCGCCCTCGCCCTTGCTCACGGTGAACTCGCCGTCCTGAAAGCCCGCCGCCTTAGCGGCGGAGGTGGCGGCACCCTTGGAGGTGAAGGAGCGGGCGGCGGTATCGGTCATGTTGAACAGGCTCATAGAGAAGCTCCTACGGAGTGTGGTTGCTTTTGCGTGTGTTGGCGGCTCATTCGCTCGCCGTGGTTGAACCGTAGCGGAGGCTTTGGCGGGTAGCGAGAGAGAAAATTCCAACAAATGAACTTTCTTCCATTTGTTGGTAGTTCCGTCGCCAAAGAGCGACACTCGCCCCGCCCGAGCTGGTAGCGGCAACCGCGGCCAGCACGGCACCCGCACCCACACCCACGGGAACCGCCGACAGGCCGCGACAGAAGCCCGGACAGCGGCTTGCAGCCGCGCGCCGCGGGGGAAGGCTAGGCCCATGGCAAAACGCACGACAGGCCGCGACAACGGCCGACTGAAACCGCCCGCCGCGACGCCGAACGGCACGCCCACGGAAGCGGGGGAAGGCGCGGCGCTGGCGTGCCCTGCCGTGGTGGCGAGCAACCCGCGAGCTGCGGCGATCTGGAGGGACACGGTTGCAGGCCTACCGCCTGGTCGGGGCGGGGCGGTCTTCAGCCGCATGCTCGGGGAGTACTGCCTCGCGGTTGCCCGTTCTGATGAAGCGGCGGAGCTGCTGCGCTCGGACAACCCCGAGAAGACCAAGCTGATCGTCGCATCAGGCGCGAAGGGGGGAGGAGCCAAGCGCTCGCCCTTGCTGGACATCGTGCGCGAACAATCGGAGCTGGCGCGCAAGATCGCGGCGGACCTTGGGCTGATGGGAGGCCCCACCAACAGCGACGCGAATGGGGCTCAGCGGCCGATTGGGCAGCCCTACAATGGCTCAGCGCTTGGACGGAGGGGGGTAGCGCCTCGCAACGACCGTGGCGATAGCGGCGCGGCTGGCGGGCTCGCTGGGACCAGTCCGGGGGCCCCTGAGGGGGCAGAGCCCCGCAGTCGCGGCGGACGGCCGTTGCTTCTGCCCAGCCAGGGGGGGCAAAACCCGGTTTACACTTCCCCCGCGGGGGAAACGTTCGAAACGCAGGCCGATTTCGCCCGCCGACACGGCGTTTCCCGCCCCGCGGTTGGGAAGTGGAAGGAGCGCGGCTTCCTTGTCCTGCAAGGGGATAAGGTCGATGTCCGCGCGTCCGACGCGAACCTGAAGGCAAACGGCCTTGGCCGGTTCAAGGACGCCGACGAGGCGTTAACCGGGGCGGAAACCGGTGACGCCGGTTTACAGCCGGCCGGCGGGGGCGAGGTTTACACCGACGGCGCCGACCCCATCGACTTCGACACCGCCGCCGCCTTCCTCCAGAACCTGATGGAAGGCAAGTTCGCCACCGCCATGGTGGCCGGGCAGGTCAAGGAGAACGCGCTGGCCGGCGTCCGGGTCCTGGAGTTCCTGAAGGCCGCCGGCTCCCTGATCGAGTTGGAAGCCGTCGAGAAGGTCTTCTTCGAGCAGGCCCGCGCGATCAGGAACGAATGGATGCAGTGGCCGGCAGATATCGGCCCCAGGCTGGCCGCCGAGCTGGGCCTTTCCGCCGAAACGGTGACCGAGGCCCTGACACGCCATGTCCATCAAAAGCTCGCAGACATGGGCGAACCGGACCCCGAGTTCGCCGCAGAACCAGAATAAGGAAGCCCGGCTCGGGCTGTCCTGGCGGCGCGGCCTCATGCCGCCGCCGCGCATTTCGGTTCCGGAGTGGAGTGATCGCTTCCGTCGCCACCCGGCCCACGATGGTGGCGGGAAATGGAAAACGGGAAAGCAGGAGGTTGCCCGCGGCCCGATGCTTGCGGTCACTGAACCCGGAGTGAAAATCATCGACTGCATGGTCGCGACGCAGCTCCTGAAATCGTCGCTCCTGCTGTCGGTGTTCGGTTACTTCGCGCATCTGGACCCTGGACCGATGATGTTGGTCCAGCCGAAGGACGAGGCAGCCGACGCCTTCTCGAAAGAGCGCATCACGCCGATGATTTCGGCCACGCCGGTGCTCCGGAAGCTGGTCGGAACCCGCAAGACACGGGCATCGGAAGAGACGATCGGGTTCAAGGCGTTCCCCGGTGGGTTTCTCGCCATCGTCGGCGCCGGCAGCCCGACCAACCTCGCGTCGCGGCCGATCCGGGTGGTGCTGTACGACGAGGTCGACAAGTACGAGCCGACCAAGGAAGGCCCGGCAATCCAACTTGGCGATGAGCGCTTGGCGAAATACGAGACGAACAGTCTGTCGATTCGCGTGTGCTCGCCCAGCATTGAAGACAGCAGCACCATTGCGGCGGAGTATGCCAAGGGGGATCAGCGGCGGGCCTCGGTCGCCTGTCCCCACTGCGGACACCGGCAATTTCTCGATTTTTTTCAGCACGTTCACTGGGAGAAGATCGAGAACGAGCGCGGCGAGGTGGTCGAACACAAGCATGGCACGGCCCGCATCTACTGCGAGGACTGCGGCGTCGGGTGGAGCGAAGGCGACCGCCTGACGGCGCTGGACAGCATTCGCTGGCACCAGTCTCGCCCGTTCAACTGCTGCGGCCACGGGCATTCGCCGCTGGACGACTACGACCGCGCGTGGCGCCGCCGTAAGTCGGACGACGAGGCGCCCGATCCGGTCGCGCTGGTGTGGGACTGGTGGGAGGGGCCTCGGCACGCGGTCTACCGGGCGCGTTGCCCGCTCTGCGGCGGCTGGCCGGTGCCGAACGTCCAGGTCGGGTTTCAGGCCTCGAAGCTCTACAGCTCGTGGGGCCGGGACAAGCCGCCGGCCATCGCCAAGAAATGGCTCGATGCTCAGGGCAGCGACGAGATGCTCCAGGTCTTCTGGAACACGCAGCTCGCCATGCCCTACCGCCCCCGGATCGGGCGGGACATCAAGCCGGACGCGCTGCTGGAGCGCCGCGAGGTGTGGCCGGCGGACGTGCCGGATGGTGTGGTCGTCATCACGGCGGGCGTGGACACGCAGGATGACCGGCTTGAGGTCGAAATCGTCGGGTGGGGCCGCGGTGAGGAGTCGTGGTCCCTGGGCTATTTCGTGCTGGAGGGAGACCCAGCTTTCCAGGAGGTGTGGGACCGCCTGGACGAGTTGCTGTTAACGCCGCTTTACCGGGCGGACGGGCGCCCGTTCACCGTGGCGGCGGCCTGCGTCGACTCCGGCGGCCACCGGACCCAGCATGTTTACAACTTCTGCCGGCCGCGCCGCACTCGCCGGGTGTGGGCGATCAAGGGCGACAGCAACGAGGGCGTGATCCGGTCGCCGGTGTGGCCGACCAGCAAGCCGACCCGCAAGCGCTCCGCCGACTACAAGCCGGTGATCGTCGGCACGAACGCGGCCAAGGACTCCATATCGGCCCGGCTGTCGCTGATGGCGCCGGGGCCGGGCTACATGCATTTCCCGGCCGAGCGGGACAAGGGCTACTTCGTCCAGCTCACCGGCGAGCGTCTCGTCCCTCGGCGCCGCAATGGCCGGACCTTCCGGGTGTGGGAACCCAAGCGCGGCGTTGCCCACGAAGCGCTCGATTGCCGCGTCTACGCCTACGCCGCCTTGTGGGGCCTGATGATGGAGCACGGTTTGGATCTGCAGCGTGAGGCCCGGAAGGTCGGCGCCGCTGAGGAAACCCGCGTGGTGCGGGCGGACACGCCCGAGGGCCAGCGGATCGCCGCGCAGAAGCAGGCGGAGGAAACCAAGCCGCCTCCACCGCCTCCACCGCCCAAGGAAAAGCCGAAGGGGCGGAAGGTGGCTCGCTCGCAATGGCTGAATTCGAGGATGGGCCGATGACCTGGACAGCAGCAGACCTTGCCGCCGTTGAGGACGCGATCCGCGAGCTTGCCGCCGGCGAGCGCGTGGTGACCGTGCGCTACGCGGATGGAACCGAGAACACCTATGGGCAGGCCAACCTGTCCGACCTGCGCAAGCTCCGCCAGGAGATGCAGGGCGAAGTCGCTACCGCCGGGCGCACCTACCGCGCCATCCGGATCACGCCGCGCTCGGGGTACTGACCATGAAAACCGCAAACGTCCGCGTCCGGCTCAAGGGGACGGAAACCTACCTGCCGACCGTGCCGGCCCGCCCCGGTTCCGCGGGCAAGATGCAGGCCTCCGGCGACGGCGCCACTCCCCAAGATGCGCCTCAACCGCACCAAGGGGCCTCGGTGACCAGGCGCATGGCGGGCTGGCGGCCGACCGGCGCCGGCCCGATCAGCGTCGTCCAGGGGGACCAGCCGGAACTCGTGCGTCGTTCGCGCGACTTGGCAAGGAACAACCCTCAGGCTCGCCGCGCCCTGTCGCTGTATGGGACGCACATTGTCGGCACCGGCATGAAGCCGCGTTGGTTGACCGGCAACGCCTACCTGCGTGACGCGCTCCACGAGAAATGGGAGGAATGGGCGCCGTATGCCGATGCGGACGGCGTGCTGTGCGCCTACGGCATGCAGGCCCTGGCGGTCAACGAGATGGCCGAGGGTGGTGAAAGCTGGGGGCGCTTCCGCATGCGCCGCCGGTCTGACGGCCTGCCCGTGCCGCTCCAGGTGCAGCTCATTCCGGTTGAGCAGGTTCCGTTGAACTACAGCCTGCCGAATGGGAACAACACGGTTGTCCAGGCCATCGAGCGGAACGCCATCGGGCAACGGGTGGCGGTGTGGATGTACCGGGCGCACCCCGGCGATCCTGTGCCGATGCGGGTCATGGACGGTTCCACCCTGGTCCGCGTGCCGTTCGGCGATGCGCTCCAGCTCTACAACGTCGCCCGCATCGGCCAGCTGCGCGGCCTGCCCTGGCTGGCGCCGTGCATGACGGTCCTACAGCAGGTGGGGATCTGGCAGGACGCGAGCGTCATGCGGAAGCAGATCCTTACGATGATGGTTGGGTTCGTCCGCAAGGTCGCCAATGGTGGCGTCAGCGCCGAGGAGTTGGCGCAGAAGTGGGGCGAAATCCAGGAGGAGATCGGCGACATGCCCGGCGTGTCGCTGGAACCCGGCACGCTCCAGTACCTCGACCTGGGCGAAGAGGTGCAGTTCACCAACTGGCAGGAGACCGCCGGAGCGGATGAAATCTTCCTGCGCAGCTCGTTCCAGGCGGTCGCCGCCGCCGCCGATCAGGTCTACGAGGAGCTGACCGGCGACTGGAAGAACACCAACGACCGGACCTACCGGGCCAACTTCGCCACCTTCAAGCGGCGGGCCCGCCAGTGGCAGTTCCATCTGCTCGCGCACCAGTTCGTCCGCCCGATCGTGCGGCGCTGGGTGGACGTCGCCGTGGGCAGCGGCGCCGTGAAGGTGCCCAAGTCGGTGCCCGACGCCGACCTTTACCGCGTCACCTACGTGCCCGAGCGCTGGGAGTACCTGAACCCGAAGCAGGACGTGGAGGCCGTCACGATGGAGATCGACAACGGCCTCACGGCGCGCTCGGTGGAAGTCGCGGCGCGCGGCGACGACGCGGAGGTGGTCGACGCGCTGCGCGCGGCCGATCAGCAGCGGGAACAGCGACTGAAGATCGCGCGGCAGCCCGCCACCAAGAAGCCCACCGAACCCGACCCAGCCGAGCAGGATCACCAGCCATGAGCCTTCGCCTTCCCGTCCGCTATCTGTCGTCGCTGCTCAACGCGCCGCAGATGATCGAGCCGGCCGCCGGTGCGGCGGTGTTGTCGGTTCTCGCTCCGAACGCCCGCCTGGACGGCTGGGACGGCGACGCCGACAACGACGCCCGCGAGTTCCGCGAGTATCAGGTGGTCAACGGGGTGGCGGTGATCCCGGTGATCGGCGAACTGGTGCATCGGGGCGCCAGTCTCCGCCCGCTGTCCGGGATGTGCTCCTATCAGGCCATCGACGATGCCGTGGTGTCGGCGCTGAACGACGGCGGAATTCGGGAACTGGTCTTCGAGTACGACACGCCCGGCGGGCAGGCGGACGGCTGCCTCGACCTGTCGGAGCGGCTGCGCGGCTACCGCGGCGTCAAGCCGATGACGGCGGTCATCAACGTGCGGGCCACCTCCGCCGGCATCGCCCTGGCGTCCTCCTGTGACAAGGTGTTCATCACCAAGAGCGGGTTCGCCGGCTCCATCGGAGTCGTGGCCTACCACACCGACATATCGAGGCTGCTGGACGAGAAGGGGGTGAAGATCACCTACCTCTATGCCGGCGCGCGCAAGATCGACGGAGCGCCCGAACTGCCGCTGTCCGACGAGGCGTTCGCCGAGTTCCAGAAGCGCATCGACCTGCAATACGACCGCTTTTGCGAGGTCGTGGCGGCCAACCGGGCGCACGCCGGGCTGACCGTGGACGCCGTTCGGGCGACCGAGGCGCGCATCTACCTGGGCGGGGAGGCGATCGACGCCGGCCTCGCTGACGGCTTTTCAACACTGGAGGATGTGATTTCCATGGCGGAAACGAGGACTTCCGTCCCCGGCGCGCGCCTGAGCGGCGCCAGCGGGGGCACCGAAACGAGCATGCAGGCCGGCGACGACAAGCCGTTCACGCCGTGCAAGGACTGCACGGACGATGCCGGCTGCAAGGGCAAGGGCGAATGCGCCAAGGCCAAGGCCGACGCTGAAGGCTCCAAGGCGGCCGACCCGGTCGCCATCGCCACGATGTGCCATCAGGCCGGCTACCCCGAACTGATCGCCGGCCTGATCGGCAAGGGATCGGTGACGGTGGGCATGGTCACCGCCGACATCGACCGCGCCAAGGCCATCGCCGACGCGGCGCAGAAGCTGGGCGCCTCCAACGATCTGGCCCGCAAGCTGATCGGCGAGGGCGTGTCGGAGACCACGGCGCGGGCGCTGCTGACCGACGCCATGGCGTCGCGGGACGTCCACATCGACACCACCCGTCCCACCGGCGGCGCCACCGCGGCCGCCACCGCCGGCCCGGACTACCGGACCATCTACGGCCGCATGAACGGCATCAATCAGAAGGGGTAATCGGCCATGCCGGATATCATCATCGAGGGCGCCCGTCCCGGCGAGTTCCTCGTCTCGGAGGCGAACGGCTACCGCAGCCGTGAGCAGGTCATGCTCGCCAGTGGCGGTGTCTACGGGCCCGGCACCGTGCTCGGCCAGATCACGCACGGCACCGCGACCGCGGCGCCCAAGGCGGGCAACGCCGGCAACGGCACGGTGGGCAGCATCACCGTCGGTTCCGGCGTTCAGCCGGGCGTCTACGTCGTCACGTTCCTGGAGCCGGCCACCAACGCGGGCGCCTTCCAGGTTGAGGATCCGGACGGCGAGAACATCGGCACCGGCGCGGTCGGCGCCGCCTTCTCCGGTGGCGGCCTGGGCTTCACGATCGCGGACGGCTCGAACGACTTCGGGGCTGGTGACCAGTTCAAGATCACCGTGGCGGCCGGCTCGCTCCACTACAAGCCCTGGAACCCGGCCAACACGGACGGTTCGGAAACCGCCATCGCCGTGCTGTACCGGGAGGTGGACGCCACCGCCGGCGCCAAGCGCGGCCTGATCATCGCCCGCGACGCCGAGGTGAACGCCAACTACCTCGCCTGGTTCACGGGCGCCACCGCCAACCAGATCGCCATGGGTGTCGCGCAGCTCGCCGAGCGCCGCGGGGCCAACGGCGGCATCATCGTTCGATAAGGAGCAGCCCCATGGGCATCAGCATTCCGCAGATCAGCATGCAGAACCTGTTCATCGGCCGGGCGTTCGACGTCATGACGCTGACGACCGCGGTGAACAACGTTCCCTATACGCCGCAGTTCCTGGGCTCGCTGGGCGACGACCTGTTCCTGTCGGAAGGGGTCCGGACGACGGACATCGCCATCCAGGAAACCAACGGCAACCTGGAGGTCATCAAGACCAGCGAGCGCGGCGCGCCGGCCGAGCAGTCCACCAACCCCAAGCGCAACCTGCGCAAGGCGTCCACCGTCCGCATCGCCAAGCAGGCCCACGTCAACGCCGACGAGGTGCAGAACGCCTTGGGCGACGCCGCCCTGACTGGCACGCCGCAGCTCCAGACGTTGGAAGCCCTCATCAACGAGCGTGCGGAAGGCGCGTTCGGCCTGCGGGCGCAGGTCGAGCTGACGCACGAGTATCACCGCCTCGGCGGCATCAAGGGCGTGGTGCTCGATAAGGACGGTGCGGAGTTGTACGACTGGTACAACTTCTTCGGCATTTCGCCGCTGGCCGATCACACCACCAACTTCGGCGCGCTGACGACCGACGGCGGTACGTTCGAGCAGGAATGCATGCAGCTTGTCCGCGAGATGACCACGGAACTCGAAGGGCTGCCCATCGTCAGCATGCAGCCGGTCGTGCTGTGCGGCGACAACTACTACGACCGCGTCTACACCAACAAGGAGGTCAAGGCGGCCCGCAAGAACCGCGACGCCGGGCGCGGCGGTGACGTGTTCGAGAAGAGCAAGGCGTTTTCCTCCTTCTCGTTCGGCGGCATCACCTTCGCGAACTACCGCGGCACCAAGGACGGCAAGGTCGGCATCGGCAAGGATGAGGGCCGCATGTTCCCGTTGGGGGTCAAGGGCCTGTTCCAGATGCTGTTCGGTCCGCCCGACCTGCTCGGCATGGCGAACTTCAAGGGCCTGCCGATCTACATGTACATGCCTCCGGAGGAGCAGACCATCCGCCGGGCGACGGTGGAGGCGCAGTCCGATCCGCTGACCCTGTGCGTGCGCCCGCGCGCCCTGCGGCGCCTGAAGCACGAGGCCACGCCGGCCGATCCCGAGTAAGGCCAGCAACACCTGACGACGCGACGCGGGCGGCCATAGGGCCGCCCGTCGCGTTTCTGGAGGCGCCCATGCTGTTCGACCGCCACATGGCCGCGACCTTCCGCAAGCTCGGTCGCTCCGCCATCTACACGCCGCCAGCCGGAGCGGTGGTCCCTTGCCAAGTCATGCCGGCAACCAAGCCGCTCCAGTTCGGCGAGTTGGAACTGCCGGTCGGCGTCGGTGGATTCGACCTGCTTCGGAAGGAGGTGACGCCCGCCGTTGGCGGCGTGCTCAACGTGGGAGGCGTCACCTACCCGGTGGACGTGCCGGTGGTGCCGTTTCCGCCCGACCAGGACCCGGACGGCCTGCGCTGGCGGCTGCTGTGCGGCTGGGGGCTCCCGGCCGTCTACCAGATCACCGCGGGCGGCAGCCGCCCCCGCGGTTCGGAGTGGGTCGTGGCCGCGGACGCCCCGGCGGGGGCGGATGCGGTGACGATTTCCGGCACGCTGGCCTCGGGGCAGCTTCGCCCCGGCGACGCCTTCACCGTGCCGGGCCACCCCGCCGCTTACGTGGCCGCTGGCGCCGTTGCGGCGGTTGGCGGGCGTTTCCCTTCGGTGCCGGTTTCCCCGGCCCTGTCGGCGCCCGTCGCGGCCGGGACGCCCGTGCTGTTCGCCTTCGCTGCCGACTGCCCGGTGCGGGCCTACCCGCTGGCCGCCGCCGGCACGCTGGCGGGCTCCATCGTCACCAGCGCGACGACCTTCCTCATCATCGCCGGCTCACTCCCAGCGGAGCCCACGCCCGGCAACAGCCTTGCCGTGGGCGGTCGGGTGCGTGAGGTGGTGGGGGTGTTCGCACACAACCTGGGGACCACGCCGCTCGCCTGGGAGGTGCAGGTGAAATGATCGACGTTCCCGCTGTTCACGCCGCCCTGCTCGGCCCGCTGGAGGGAGGGCCGATCCCGCCGGAGCGCATCGCGCGCAAGGGCAAACAGTTCACCCCGCCGGACGGCGACGTCCCGCACGCCCGCATCGCGATTGCCTGGGAGTTCAACGGCAAAACCGGGGCGGCGCTGTGGGAAGGCGTCGGGATGCTGCAGGTCCTCGTCTGTGCCCCGCTGGGCATTGACGAGGACGCGCTGCATGTGGAGGCCGCAAAGGTCGCCGCCCTGTACCGGCCGCACCTCGACGCCACGCCGCTCGCGTACGGCGTGCGCGTCGTCCAGCTGGCGACCGACGCCGCGACCGAGTTGGACGACCGCGGCGCCACCGCCACCGGCGATCCGGCGCGGTGGTTGGCGGTGCCGGTCCACGTCGATTTCCGCGTGGAGCGCATCGACACCGCCGCCTGATCCATCAGTTCCGCAACCGCCGCCCGGCACCCGCCCGGCGGCATTTTTTGTGCCTAAGGAGGGCACGTTCATGGCGCAGATTTCCGCGCAGAAACTGGTCGAAACCGGGGCAGCCCCGGTCATGACGAACGCCTCGACGGGCGGCGACAGCTTCACGAACACGGGCTCCGAGGCCCTGCTGCTCAAGAACAGCAGCGGCTCGGCGGTGACCGTGACGCTGAAGTCCCGCAACACCGCCCCCGTGATCGACGGCTACGGCACGGTGTCGAAGCCGGATACCGCGATCACGGTCCCGGCCAACGGCATCGCCATCGCCGGCCCCTTCCCGCAGCGGGCCTACAACGACCCGGCCACGAGCCGCCTGTCCCTCACCTACACCTCGTCCGGCGCCACGTCGGTCGCGGTCATCGCCCTGAAGTAAGGAGCGCCTTCCATGACGATCAACACGAGCATCGACGCGGCCGCCGGCCGCATGTTCACCATGAAGGTCTCGGACGGCAACGCGCCCCCGACCTTCCTCACCATCGGCGGCGGCAAGTCGCTGCGCCTGTCGATCAACGGCGCGCCGGTCGAAATCTCCAACAGCGCGTCGGGCGGCTGGAAGGAGTACCTGCCCGGCGCCGGCCTGAAGGAGATGACCGCCTCCCTCCAGGGCATCTTCGACAGCAAGACGGTCGGTGCCCGCAAGGTGTGGGACGCGGCCTTCGCCGTGGGCGTCGGCGGCTACATCGAGGCGCAGATCATCTCCGGGCACGGCGACTACTTCGTCGGCGTGTTCGTCGTCGAGTCCTACGAGCGCTCCGGCGACGACGGCCAGGCCGAGCAGTTCAGCTGCACCCTGAAGTCCCACGGCCAGCCGTCCTACGTCGCGGCGCCGTAACCGCCACCTCCTGACCCGGACCAGGACCAGCGTCGGCCCAGCCGACCACCCGCGCGAGGTGCGGGCGGCGGAGCGTCCGGGATGCGCTCCGCCGCCCTTCGCGATCATCCCCATTCCTGATCCCGAGGAATCATCATGACCATGCCCATTTCGGCCGCGGGCCTGTACAGCTTCGACCCGATCGCCGACGCGCTAAAGAGCAACGGCGAGTTGCTGGTCGCCGCCGAGCAGTCGCTGAACGAGGCCGAGGCCAAGGCCACCGCCGCCAAGGATGCCGCCACCGAAGCGGCCAAGGCGTGCGACGCCAACCCCGACGACGACGCTGCCCACGACGCGTCCCGGAAGGCCGCCGCCAAGGCCGGCGACCTCTCGGCCGATGCCGAGACCAAGCGCACGATGGTGGAGACCCTGCGCACCATCCTGGGCAACATGGAGAAGGACGCCGAGAAGCGCACCCTGCGGCCCAACTACCTGCTGCGTCCGCCGACCCTCCGCCTGACCGGCAAGTTCGACCAGCTCGCCTGCGAACTGCCGATCAACCCCAGCGACCGCGCCATGTTCCGCGTCATGAAGGAGGCGGTGGAGACGTCGGGGGGCGATTACGGCATCACCGACCAGGATCCGGATTTCCAGGCGCTGGTGAAGGCGTTCCGCGAGAGCGGCGGCCCCAGCGTGCCGAAGGAGGTCGCTGGCCTGTTCGAGGACCTGTACACCCGGGTCTGCGACCATCCGGCGGTGCGGCGGATGCAGGCCCAGCGCAAGCGCTACTACCAGGAAAGCCGCGAGCTGAAGCTGAAGCTCCACGTCGCCGGCGTCCAGGGTCTGCCCGGCGGTGAGGCCTTCGCCGTCGTTGACAGCATGGCGACGCCCGACAGCATCGACCTGATCCCGCTGGACCAGATCGACAGCATCCTCGCCAAGATCGAGGAGCTGGGCACGCTGCGGGGCCGCGAGGGAAACTCCTGAGGCTCGTCGTAGCTGTCGCGACGGAGCCGGACCTCTACCAGGAGGACAGCATCGGGCCATGGCGGGTTGGGGACGAGGAGTACGTCTGCAACCCGCGCTGGTACCTCCCGTCCTGGTGCTGGACCATGCTGACGCTGTGGCGGCTCTACCGCGGCAGCGGCGGCATGGGGTCCGGGCACCTGCCCGAGTCCGGCGGCACCTTCGACCAGCCGTCGAAGATGATGCAGGCCTTCTTCGTGATGGACGCCATGGCGGCGGAACTCATGGAGGAGCGCAAGCCGGGCAAGATCACCAAGCGCGACGTCGCCGACATCAAGGCCCACATCGACCGCACGCTGGAAGTGCACCCGGACGGCGAAGCCACCGGGCAGTTGCTGGAGGCGGTCATGAAGGCGCGGCGGCGGGGGGATTGACCCATGGCACCACGCAGCGTTTCCTTCGACCGGGTCGTGCGGACGATCATCCAGGGCGCGGAGCAGACCGTGCAGCGCGCTCTGGTCGACCGGGTCAAGCGGGAGTTGGGCCGCGTCGAAGCCGAGGCGCGGCCTGATTCCCACGAGCGGTGGATTGACCGGCACCGCGGCGCGCCGATCGAGGCGATATCGCCCTATGGCGTGGCCTACTTCGAGTTCTCGTACATCCCGACCATCATCGGCTTCGCCGCCTCGCTGCTGCGGGAGTCGTCGCCTGTGGATTTCGTCAACCCCGATGACAAGGTGTACCGGGACAGCCACGCCGTTTTCGTGCACGGGGATCAGGCCGGCATCCTGCGGGAGGGCGCCGACCTGTCGTTCCTCACGAAGTTCGACCAGTCGGAAGAGTTCATCGTCACCGACCTGCAACCCTATGCGCGGCGCATCGAAATCCCGCGCCGGAACGGGCAACCCTTCTCGAAACAGGCGCCGAAGGGCGTCTACCAGATTTGCACCTCCGCCGTGGCGCGCCGGTTCGCCCGCACGGTGTCCGCCCGCTTCGTGTGGGTGAAGTTCTCCGGGCAGGAAGGCACCGAGGCCTATCCCGCCATGTCCATCCAGGCGCGCTGAGCGTCGCTGTTCCGCCACCGCAACAGGGTCGCCCGCTGGGCGGCCCTGTCCTTTTTTGGGGCCGCCCATGACCGAACAAATCGCCAGCCTGACCATCGACAACTCCGGCGCGGTGGACAAGATCGCCGAGGTCGAGGCCGGGCTTCGTTCCATCGAGCCGGCGGCCGACGTGGCGAACAAGGCCCTCGCCAAGCATGGTCAGCAGGGCGCCGCCGCGGTGGAGAACGTCGGCGGGGCGGTGGAGAACAACACCAAGCGGCTCGCCGCCTACGGCCGGGACTTCCAGAGCATCGCCCGCGCGCTGGGGATCTACACCGACGCCGCGGAACGCGTGCAACGCGTCACCGAACAGGCCAAGCGCGCCGTCGACGCCGGCCGGATCAGCCAGGAACAGGCGAACAAGGTCATCGAGGAGGCGCGCCTCCGCTACGACGAGACGGCCCGCACCGCCGCTGCGGCGGCCAAGGAGGTGGAGCGCGCGGCGCAGGACCAGGCGCGCGCCACCGAGGCCAGCCAAGCCTTGGTGCCGGAGCCCGTCAGGTCGGCGGTCACTCCTTCCACATCGGTCGTGAACCGCCCGGCCGGCTTCACCGCCAGCCGGACCAGCCCTGCTCCCTTGGCCGTGGCGAAGTCGATGCCCGCCATGTTCTGCGCGGCCAAGGCCGCGTAGCTGGCGAGGTCGGGGCCGGGGGCGTTGAAGGCGTCCGCCCGGTCCCGGCCAACCAGCATGGCGCGATAGCCCAGCGGGTCGATCATGTAGATGTTCAGCGCCGAGTTGATCAGCACCGGCTCGATCTGCCGGGCCCGGCCGTAGCAGCCGGGCTTATACCGGCCGGTCAGCTCGGCGGTGCCCTTCGCCAGGGCGTCGTTCCGCGCCTCCTTGGCCTTGTCCGGGTCCTTCGTCTCGCGCAGGACCCGGTTGTATTCGATCGTCGCCTGGGCCGCGACCTGGGCCGCCGGGCTGAGCGAGGCGGTCGCCCGCGCCAGCACCTGCGCATCCTGCGCCGCCTCCACCATTTGGGTGTGGCGGTCACGCAGGGTGGCGTCGGACTTGGCGACGGCACCCTCATAGAGCTTGTCTTCGGTGCGCTGCGGCAGGCTCTCGCCGGGCTTCTGGCCGCGCCGCCTCAACTCCGCCTGACGCGCCTGCTCATAGTCGCGGGCAACGCCGGCATGGGCGTCCATGACGCGCGTCTGGCGCTCCACCTCCATCGTGAACGCCTGGACCGGGTCCATGGCGTCCAGCAGCTGCATCTTGTACAGCCCGATCAGGCGCGTCGCCTCGCGCTGCGGCATGGCGCCGGCCGCCACGGTGTCGGCGAGCAGCTTCTGCTTGTTGCCGAACGCCTCGGTCGCGGTGATCGCCGGGTCAAGGGAGCGGGCGAAGTCGCCGGCCAGATTGGACAGCCGCACGTATTCCGCGCGCACGCTCTCCGCCCACGCCTTGATGGCGTCGGCGCTCTCCTCCGCCTTCAGGGCGGCCAGCTCATGCGCGTCCGCCTGCCGGCCGGAGTCGGTCAGGTAGTTGCCCCACCCGGCCTGCGACCACTCCAGGCGCTGTATCCGGGTCGCCCGCGACGGTTCGGCGGCGTTCTCCGCCACCTTGTCCACGACGTTCGAGGCGAAATTCTTGATGTTGTTCCAGCCGCGCTCAATGGCGGACAGCTTGTCGGCCGCGCCCTTCGCGCGGTCCTCGATGGCCTTCAGGAGCAGCGCCTGCGCGCGCTCCATGTTGCCCTGGTCGACATAGTTCCGGATCACCCGCCGCTGGGCGTCATCGAACATGCCGTAGCGCTGCGTCAGCTCGTCCACGCCCTTCGACGGGTCGATGAACAGCTTCGTCAGGTCGGCGGCGGCCTTGTCGGTGTCCTGCGCCGTGGCGAGCGCCCAATCGTGCGTCGCGGCGGTGAGGCCGGCGAGCACGCCGGCGCCGATCTTGCCGGTGCCCGCGTAGGAGGTGGCGATGTCGCGCGCCGACGCGCGGGACAGGTCGGAGGTGGCGGCGATCTGCTTCGCCATGGTGGCGAAGCCTTCGGTCGTCAGGCCGGCGGCGTTGCCGGACAGCGCCGAGACGCGCTCGAACTCCCGCATGTCGGCGTTCAGCCGCTGCACGCCATAGGCGACGATGCTGAGCCCAGCCGCCAGCGCCAGCACCGGTGCCGCCATGGCGACGAAGCGGCCGGCGGCCAGCAACGCCTCCTTGCCAGCGAAGGCCAGCCCTTCCGCGATCTGCGGCCCCTGCTGAACCAGGATCGTCAGCGCGCCCGTTCCAGCCTGCGCCTGGACGGCGATGTCCGAGAGCTGAGGCACCAGCACCTGGAGGGCGCGGGAATGCGCGCGGGCGCCGTTGGCAGCACCGAAATAGGCGGTCTCCTGATCCCGCAGGGCCTGCGACAGCTTGGTGTGCTGCGCTTCGTCGATGCCGCCGTTCTCAGCACCGCGCTTCAGGGCCTCGTCCAGGGTTGCTTGGGCCTCTGCGAAGCGGCGCTTCGCCGCCGCTCCCCGGTCCAGAGAGTCGATGACCCGCTGGAGGGCGTCGGCGTCCTTCTGTGCGTCCTCGAAGACCGACGCTGACGCAGCGGCCGAGCCGCGGGCCACGTTCGCCGGCTGGACGCCGAGCAGCCTGTTGAACTCCTCCTGCGCCGTGGCGGCCCGCTGCGTGGCCCGCTCGCGCTCGATCAGCGCGCGGGTGGCCTCCTCCTCCTGCTTCTGGACGCGCCGAAGGGCCTCCGCGCGCTCGTTCTCAGCCCGGACCAGCGGGTCGTGAGCCGCCGTCACCTCCTTCAGGATGGCCGCGCGCTCCTCCTCCGCGACGTTGGCCTGTTCGAGGATGCGGGTGACGCGGTTGGTCTCTTCGACCAGCCGGACCTGCTCGGCATAGACCGGGTTGTACCGACGCCGCACCTGCTCCAGGGATTCCGCCAGGGCGGCCTGGGCCTGGGCCTGCTCCTCCGCGGCGCGGGCGGCCTCCTGGAACACCGCGGCCGATGCGGCGGCGCTGGTGCCCGGCCGGTCGGACGCCCCGGCCCATTCGCTCCACTTCCGCTGGGCGTCGGCGGCGAGTTGGGTTGCCCGCGCGCCCTCGATCATCTCATGCCGGCGGCGCTCCGCCTCTTCGGTCGCCCGCCGGTCGGCGGCGGCGGCCTGCTGGGCGGCTTGCTCGCGCTCCCGTTCGGCGCGCACGACCGGGTCCAGCGCGGCGGCGACGGCGGCGAGGATGCGGGTGCGCTCCTCGTCGGTAGCGTTGGCCGCATCCAGGGCCGCGGTGACCCGCTTCACCTCGTCGCCGAACTTCGCCGTGGCCGCATAGGTCGGGTCGTACTGGCGGCGGACCTGCTCCAGGCTGGCGGCGATGTCCGGGTACGCCGACATCGCACAGCACGCCGTCACCAGCATGACGACGGTCACCGCGGCCGATCTGGCGGCTGCCTCCTTCTCCGCGATGCGGGCGGCGCAACCCGCGGTGCTGGCCTACTGGTACGACGGCGCTTCCACCGTCACGGTGCGGCAGTTCCTGGACGAGATCAGCGACACGGTCGGCGCCTATTGGGGGTGGAACGAGGCGCGGCAGCTGGAGGTGGCGCGCTACGTCGGCGCCGCCGCGACGCCGGATATCACCTTCACCGACCGTGACCTCGTCCGCATCCGGCCCCTGCCGGTCGCCCGCCGGCTGAAGACCTTCCGTGTCGGCTACCGCCGGTTCTGGACGGTGTTCGGCGAGCAGGACATGGCGGACGACGTGCTCGGCGCCGACCGCGAGGCATTCAAGGCGCAGTACCGGTGGACCGACCCGCAGACGGACGCCACCGCGGCCGCGGCCGCCCTCCTGGCGTCCGAGGAGGAACTGCAATCCCTGTTCGACGACGTCACCGACGCGACCGCCGAGCGGGCGCGCCGTCTGGCCCTCTTCGCCCCGAAGTCCCGCGCCTTCGAGATTTCCGTGGAGCTGCGGCCCGGGCTCGTGGCGGGCCAGACGGCGCGGGTCATCAGCAGCCGGTTCGGCCTTACCGCCGGCATGAACTTCGTCGTCATGGAATGCGAGGCAGACGCCCGCACCGACACCCACACCCTTGTCTTGCTGGGGACCGTGAATGGCTAACCTGATCATCCTTTGGAACATCGCCAGTGACAGCGGCACGCTTTCCAGCGGCTCCTGGCTCAGCGGCAACGGCCTCAAACTCGACAACCTGAAGACCCAGGACATCACGGAGGTTGCGCGCACGACCGACACCGCGCCGGCCAGCACGCGCCTGCGCATCGACATGGGCCACCTCCAGCCGCTGTCGGCTTTCGCCTGGATCAATCACAACGCCCCCGACCTCGCGACCTACGATCTGATCTACAGCAACGCCGCCGACGGATCGGCGCCGGTCTATTCGGCCACCGGCCTGCGGTTCTGGGAGCCGACGGTGGTCTGGGGGTCACGCCCATTCGGCGCCTTCCCACTCACGTTGGTCGATAAGGCGTCCTACCCTGGGACACCGATCGCGTTCCATCTGGCGCCGGGCCAATATTACGGCCGCTACGTCTTCGCCAACGCCAAAATCCCAGACGGCCCATCCTCCTATTTCCAGGCCGGGCGGGTGATGGCGGGGCTCGCCTTCCAGCCGCAGCGCGGCATGGCCTTGGGGGCGGCGATCCGGCCGGTGGACCCGAGCGATAAGCGCCGGACTCAGGGTGGCGCGCGGCTCGTCCGCAAGCTGCCGAAGTACACAACGTGGAAGATCACACTGCCCTTCCAGACGGAGGCCGAAGCGCTCGGCGTGTATTTCGACCTGATGCACAAGCTCGGCATCAGCGGCGAAATGCTGATCGTCTGGGACCATGAGAAACCAGCGCCCATTCGAGCGCGGCTCACGCTTTACTGCGCGCTATCGGATACTTCCGAAATCACTGTCCAGCCTGCATTCGATCACGCGGGCGCGACCTATTGGACCGTCACCTTGGACGTCGAGGAGCTGATATGACCAACCTCGTGACATTCGGCCCTCCGGGGGGCGAAAAGGTCTTCGACCTGGACCTCTGGACCGCTGAGAACGCCGGGTATATCGACCCGGACAACGGCATGATCGCTTGCCTGAAGGCGGTCGCCCTCCAGTCCAACAACAGCGCCATGATGACGGCCGTCAACACCGCGCTGGAGGCTATGCGGCGCGCGGAGACCGCCGCCTCGTCGGCGACGGCCGGCACCAGCGCCGCGCTTTCACTTTCGGGCATCTCCAAGCAGGTGGTCGCCTCGACCACGCTGGTGGACTGCTTCATTTGGGACGTGTGGCGCGAGGTGGATGAGCGCGGCGTGTGCTGGGCCGACAAGGTCGATTGGGCCAGCTACTGCAACGAATCCCTCGACACAGCCACGCGGGGGCCGAAGCGCCGCCCGCCGCGGCAGTTTCTGGTCGTCGCGCACACGACCAAGCTGGAGCTGTACGACGCGTGGGATTACGACGCCGCCGGCGCTCCACGTCCCTTCATGGTCTTTCCGAACACGGCTCACTTCAACGTCGATCCGACCGCCGGGCCGATCCGGGCCGTGCGCTGCCTCAACGGCACGATCTACGTCTGCTCCTCAGGCAGCGGTGGCATCGGCCTGTACGAGATCCGCTTGTCGGCGGACGAGACGATCCGTTGCACCGCCTCCGGCACCTATCGCCGCCCTGGGCTGATCGGTCAGCGTGTGAGTGCCTCCGGTACGGAGACGCTGCTGTCTTCGTCGCGCGCATTATCCAGCGGCTTTGCGACCAGCGTTGATGTCGCCGTGCTCCCTGGCGCCCCCCTCGACCGCGTCGGGCTTCCGGTGCCGACCATTGTGGTCGGGACCACCTGGAGTTCCGGGGCCACGATCATCCACCCGAACGGCGTCGCGGCGACCGTCTACGGCTGTCCCCTCGCTGCCGTCGCATTCGCTGGCGAACACCTTGCGTTGCTTGATCCGGGGGCAGGGTGGCGCGTTGGGCCGATCCCTTACGCGACGGTGTCTTACGCGGCGTGGCAGTCCACCGCGTATGTGTCGACGACGGCGCCCGCAACCATCCCCAGCGGCGGGATCATTGCCGGCTGCGCGGCCCGCGACCTGATCGTTGAGGGCCGAACCTCGGGTGCGGCGATCATCGCGCCAGAGTGGGGAAATCCATCCGCCGGCATGTCGGCGCACATCCGCGCCGACTACGCCACGCCGTGGATGGTCGGCGACGTCCGCCTGTGCTTGGTTGGAGACAGCCTGGCCGACCGCAGTTACGTCGGGGCGGCGGTGTCCGGCACCGCGACCTACGCGGCGGTCAACGCAGGCGACCTCCGGGCGACGACCGCGACCAGCACCATCACCGCACCCGTCACATCGGGCGGCGTGGCCTATGGGTGGCTCTACACGGCGGGCGGCTGGAGGTTCTGCAAGACCATGGCGGATTGGGGCGGCGTGGTCATGGAGAGCGGCGGGACGCTCACCATCGCCGCCGGCACGGTGTTTACCCGGCTGGTCTACACCACCACGACGCCGACCTCTGCCCAACTCGCCAGGATTGAGGCCGACGACCGTCCCCTGTTCGCCTACGCGGCCGGGATGCTGCTCTCCGGCGCATCGAGCAACGTGCAGGGCGCCTCCCGGTGCTCCTCGACCGGGCGCCTGCGGGTCAGCACCGACGCCGGCACGACCATCTTCGGTGGGCTCGTCCGCACCGCATTCCATTCGACCGCCACCACCGCCACGACCAGCAACCTTCACAAAGCCGCCGCTCTGTCTGGCGGGACATTCCTGGTCTGCACGACAGCCCAAGCGGCCATCGTGCAGGACGCGGTGAGCGGTAAGGAGCTGCTCCTGTCCGGCCGACCCGCCAAGCTGCCCGGCGGCGGCTTCTGTGCGCGCGGCGTCACCGCCGACGCAACGCCCGTCGATCTGGCCCCGCGGGTGCTCGTAGGCGAGCGCGAAACCGCGCTGGTTGAGGCGCGCATCGTCGGCAGGGTCTACGGCGCGGCCGACAGTGAGCGGATCAGCTACATCCGCCGAGCCACCGTGTACCGGGACGCGGGCGGCAGCGTCGCGCTGCAAGGTTCGGTTCAAACCATCGGCACCGATGTCGAAGCCACCAGTTCGGCCGACGCGACATTCCAGCTCGACACGGCGGCGCAGACCGTCTCGGTTCGCGTGACTGGCGTGTCCGGCAAGCGGATCGTGTGGACCGCCGCCATCACCGTCACCCGCATCTCTGAGGAAAACGCCCATGCTGCGTAGCACCGATGTCGAGGACACCTACAAGAACGGCGGCTATCTCAGGCGCTGGGTCATCGTGGACGGCCAGCCGCGCTGTGCGAATGACGCTGTGGCGCTGAACAGTCTGGAGCCGTCGCAGATCGACGCCATTGTGACGGTGAACGCCGCGGTGCGTGAGCGCATGGCCGCCGTCGAGGCGTATGAGGAGGCGCAGCGTCTCGTAACGCTGGCCGATGGCCTCAACCATGTTCCCGCGGAGATGGTGGCGACCTATGAGCAGGCGCGAGCCAGCATCGCGGGGGCGTCTCCGCTGACCAAGGCCTATGCCGTGGTGCGGCAGGGTCGGCCGGCGGAACCTGCGGTCGAAGGCGATCATTCCCCCGCGTGGGTAGCCTACCAGCAGGCGCTCGCCGTCATCGAGGCGGCGGACTGACCCGCTGCGACAACACTCCAACCGATCCCATCCACGGCGCCCGCGAGGCGCCTTTTTCATGTCCGGAGACACGCATGCGCTTACCTCGCTTCGCTATTCCGCTCGCCCTGGGCGGCTCCCTCATTTCCGCCCCTCCGCTGATCGCCTGGGCGGATGATTCCTGGCTCACGGTCGCCGACAAGAGCGTCGACGTGCTGGGGGCCTCGTCCGACCCGGTGAAGATGGTCGCCATTGTCGCCGTCGTCTTCGGTCTTCTGATCGGCTGGACGATCTGGCTGCGGCAGGGGCGGGCGGAGAAACCGGCGGACGATGAAGCCGGCGCGCACACCGTCGATGAGCTGTTCGCCCTGGTAAACAGCCTGAGCGAGCGCATCGAAGGGCTGACCGAGCGGATGGACCGTCACTTGGAGCAGCACGCCGTCGGGCCAGCGTCGGCTTGTCCGCCTCGGTCGGGGTGTGCGCCATGAGCGCAGGGCAGCCGCCACCTGATCGGCCCGACGCCCAACAGATCGCGGACAAGGCCCTGGCTGACTCCGGCGGCGACGAGGCCGCCGCCCGCCTCCTGCTGGCACACCAGTTGGCCGAGGCCGCCCGCGCCATGAGCAGCGGCTTCTCGCGGCTGGGCCAGCCGGAGCGACGCGGCTGATTCGGCGGGCTTGTGACGCGAAATGCAACGCATAAATCCGACACGGGAGCACCCCATGACGACCACGCCCACCGGCGCGGCGCTGCCGCTCGCCATGACGAGAGAGCAGATCACCGCCAGTCTACGAACGGTTGTCGGAAGCGCTGGCGACTTCCGGCCGGGCGATATCGTCAAGGTCGATAGGCCTGGGCACCTCCTCCACGGTGATATCCGCGAGGTGGCGGGCTGGCATCACTCCGGGCTCTTGGTGTTCGTCAGGCCGAAGGGGATGAAGGAACATCCCGTAAGCCTGTACTTCACGCCACGGTCGCTTCGGCGTGTCGTCGCGAGGTTGTAGGCGCGCACCCGCGACCAAGTGATCGTGCCGGCCGCGGACGGCCTGGGCAAATCTGCTGAAGTCAACAAGCCACCCGGCCCCGCCGCGAGTGGCATTTTTCATGCATAGGGATGATACATGAGCGACCTTACCATCACCTGCGCCGTCCTCGGCATCGCATTCCTGATCGCCATCGCCGTGATCGTCGTCATGATCCGGCAATCCGGCGAGTCGGAGCGCATCTACCAGGAGGAGTTGGAGGAGCACCGGGCCGAACTCGCCGCCGAACACGCGGCCGGACGGGAGGATACCCGTTGACCGCTGCGGACCTATTCGGGGGCGTCGGCCTCGCGCTCGTCGCCGCGTGGCCCTGGCTGACCGGCCGCCGCGCGCTGCTGGCCGGGCAGGGGGCGAGCGCGCTGGCGTTCGCCCTGCACTACGCCAGCTTGGGTGCCGCCACTGGCGCGGCCATGTCGGGGCTTTCTGTGGCGCAGGTGGCCGTCGCGTGGGCTGACACCCGCCCGCGCTGGCGGGGCGCACTGTACGCCGCGACAGCGCCCGCCCTGGCCGTTCTGGTTGGCTGGACTTGGGCCGGGCCTGAGTCGGCCTGCGCTGCCGCTGGCCTTGCCTTCGCGATGGCCGCGCGCTGGGCACGCACAGCCCATGGGCTCCGCCTCCTTTCCATGGGCTCCGCCTGGGCCTGGCTCGCGCACGACATCATCGCTGGAAGCGTGTTCGGGTTCGTGGCCGACGTCGCGTGCATGGTCGGCTTGGCTGTCGGCGTTCTCCGCGCGAGGGAGCGATTACCTCGGGCGGAGTAGCCGTAAAAGAATTATGGTCGTATGCAATTCTGTTCGCGGGAGCCTGGATGATCAGCCGAAACATCACGGTCAATGGACGCCGAACAAGCGTGCGCCTGGAGCCTGAAGTCTGGAAGGCTTTCGAGGACGTCGCTCGGATCGAACGGACCACCGTAAACGCGCTCGCCTCCAAGATAGACCTTGTGCGCGGCGACGAGAGCCTGACGGCCGCAATCCGGGCATATCTGTTCTCAAGGCTGCACGACGCATTCCGGGCGTTGCAAGCCTTGAGCGGCGCGTTCCGGGCCGTGGATGAGGCTTTCCAGCTGACGCCAGCCCAGGTCCCCGCACCGCCTACGGTGGCCGATGAGTCAGAGATGCCGTATGCGTCGCCGGCTGTCCGGCGCCAGATGACGCGGGCCAGCGATAAGAAGGAAACCTCCGCGGCAATTATCCATGCGCTGAACGCTCCAATGACGCTGCTGAACCTTTACGGGGCGTTGCCAGATATCCCGCGGAGCCGGGTGAGGGGTGTCCTCACTCAGATGGTCCGTGCTGGAACCGTCATCGAGATCCGTAACGGCCGCAAGCGATACCGGTACGTCCGATCTGAGGTGGCGTTGGCGGGGAACGACGAGTGCCTCCTGGAACCAGTGATGGTTGGGTAATGGCGTGACTTTAGCCCGCTGAAGGACGCGCGACAGGGACACGGAATACCTTTTCGGGCATGACTACAGCCGTAACCAACTTACGGAGCAGTAGTCATGCTGACGAACACCTTTGCAGTTGAAAGCATCTTCAACCAAGCCGACGACGTTCGGCAGATCAACGCGGCGCGAGACGCGCTCATGCGCAAGTTGGCGGCGCGCGGGGTCTCGCTCGCTGTTTGCGACGACTGGTCGGAGCTTCAGCGGCTCAACGAGACCAACCGGAACTCGTGGTTCGAGCTGCTTCCGCGGCCTTCGTCGTCACCGGCCTTCTGGATCGCGGCGACGGACGCGACCGGCGAGGTGGTGGCGACGCAGGGGGTTGTGCTCCTGGACTGCTCGAAGGTCAGTTTCGGCGAGCGGTTGGGCGACCTCACCGCGTTTCACGACGCTGGCCGTGCGCCCGTCGGCGAATGGTGCTTCTGCGCCAGCGAGGCGGCCTTCGACACCACGGGGCGAGTGGCCTTCGTGGTGGCCGGGTGGGTTCGGCCGGATTGGCGGGGGAAGGGGCTGTTTCACCCCATGGCGGCCCTGATGCGCCTTGCCGCCTGGGCGCGGTGGGACGTGCACTGGTGGGCCGGGCTCGTGGATCCCGAGACGGTTCCGGTCTGGAACGCAAAGGGCGCTGGCCGCCGCCGGCTGGAGCCCCGGCCGACGATCATGTACCAGCAGAACGGCGTCGGGCGCCTGCCGCTGCACCTTCTGCGCTTCTCCCGCCCGGCTATGGTGTCGGAAGCGGCGCAGATGACCGGCGGCTTCACGCGAGCGGCTTAGAACTCGTGCAAGCAGGAAAGGAGGGCGCGCCGGCCGTCCTGCGGTGCCCAGCCGTAGAGCATGTGGGTGTAGACCTTCGGAGATGCTGAAAGGCCGGTGATGGTGACCCGGTTGAACACCGGGTCACCGCCCTCGATGGCCTCGCGGTACTGCTGGCCGACGCCTTCGGCCAGGACTTGGTGAGGGTCGTCCAGATCGGGCTTGCCGATCTGCTGACGCGCCCAGGCGCGGCCGAGGAACCGCACGGTCGGGCCGCCGATGTAGCGGAAGACCAGCGGCTGCTCCATGCCTTCAGAGGCCAGGAACGTGCACCTGTCGAGAAGCCCCTGTTCTTTCAGGAAGTTGAAGACCGACGGCGTGAGGGTCCGTTGCCGGCGGCACTCCTCAACGATGGCCAGCTGCCAGTCCGCCGCTTCGTCGACGCGCAGGCGGGTGATGAGCAGTTCTTCCTTGGGCTCCGGGCGTTGGATTGCCGGGCCGCGTGACTGGAACAGGAGCACGGACATTTACGCGGCCTCCTTGCGGAAGGCTTTGGTCATGGCGACGTAGGCCGCGCGAGCCTCATCCGGAGCTATGCCGGCCGCCGCAGCGCCGGCCTCGATCATGGAGACGGTCGGGGCGCTGGGGGCGCATAAGTCCGCCTCGGCCTCGCCGGCGAACGCGGCGATCGTGTCGCCGAAGGCCGCCGCCTCGATGGCGGAAGACTCGGCATTACGGGCGCGTTGGATGACCGCCCGCACCCGTTCGATGGCCTGGGCATGCAGCGGCGAGCTTCCGGCGGGCATGCCGCTGCGCTCGCACAGCAGGCGGTCGATGACCGCAACGGCATCGTCCAGCGTCTGCGGCTCGGCCGCCAGGATGACACGCTGCAGATCCTGCCAACTGGCGTAGAGAGCGGCGCGCACCTCGTCCGCCTCTTCGTCCTCGCGGTCGTCCAGGCCGTCGTGCTCCTTGATCAACTCGGCGACCCGGGTGGCCGCCTGGACGAACGTCAAGCCGATGGTGTCGATGACGGTGGAGGGGCGGCGGGCGCTGTCGGTGCCGCAGTCATTTCCCCCTGGGTGCGGATGTGTGCTATTCAGAGGTCCGGTCTTCATAGCGATTCCTTGCTCATGTTGGCCGTGTGGAGCCGGTCGCTCGGCTCTGCTGATGGGCGCCCGGCTGCTGTCACAGCCGGGCGTTCGTCGTTTCAACCGTCACAGCGCCGGCAACCACCGGAGCGGTGTTGCAAAGTGCATATACATGGCCCTTGCTACCTATATGGGTACCACGTTCGTTATTGACCGACAATCCCCTAAAGTGCACTCTCCTACCCATATCGTTATTGGATGGGGGGTGGGGTGATTAGGCTTTGTGGCGAACACGTTCGGGCTGGACGGGCGTTGCTGCGGTGGCCGCAGAAGAAGCTCGCCGACGAGGCGAGCAAGATCGCGCCGGTGTCCGTCGAGACCATCAAGTCGTGGGAGGCGACGAACGGGCCTATCAACGGCTCCGCCGATCGCATCTACGCCGTGACGCGCGTGTTCGAAGAGAATGGGGTGGAGCTGATCAACCACGGGAAGCCTGGGGCCTGCATAGCCAGTTCGAGCCAGACGTCGGACGATGCGAAGTAAAACTTCGCGCCCTATGTGGTTAATGTAAGTTTACGATCATGTTGGCACCCCGCTTGCTATGTTGTTGGCGTCCCGGCCGGGATAACGGACAGGACTCACGAGCCACGAGCGCTAGTTGCTCGTGAAGATTGGCGAGGGTGGCGCCTCGTGCCGTCCGGGGGGAGGTGAGATGCCCCCCGGATGCCCGTCCTAGTTTCGGGCTGATCGGCTGAACGTCATATCTACCCTTGAGCAATCGTTCTGGGGTAGCGTTTTTTTGTTTCGCGTTCGTAATCCGCGTGCAACGTGGCGCAACATTGCTATACCTCGGTATGCAAAAAGCGACGCGACCCTAGGATTTTTCGCGTTTTGCGAAGGCTTCAAGCTCGCGCACTAGCGGTGGTGCGACGCGGTGTCGCGCCCGAGCGTTGTCTCAGTTTGCATCCGCCCGGACGCGACTTTCATCGCAGATCGCCATCGCTCCACACCCTGACGGCGACCGTGCGGACGCCGGTTCCCGCGCTGGCGAAGGTGCCTTCCGGCAGGTCGCTCCATTCCGCCCCCAACGCCTCCAGGCGCTCGCGGAAGGTTCTCGCCTTCGCGGTGGTGTGGAACTTGACCCCAGCCGCCATGATCGCGACCAGGCAGCCGCCCGGCCGAAGGAAGCCCAGCGCGTGCCGGACGTGATCAATGTCTATCCCGTGGTAGAACGGCGGGTTCATGACGATGCGGTCGTAATCCGGGGTCACCTCCAGCGACAGGAAGTCGGCGGCGGTCACCCGCCGGTACAGTCCGGCCCCGGAGAGCTGGGCCGCAAGGGCGCTGTTCACCTCCACGCAGTCCACCACGGCGCCGCGCTCGGCGGCCCGGCGGGCGAGCGCGCCTGTGCCGGCCTGCGGCTCCAGCACCAGATGGCCGGGCTGAATCATGGCGTCGCCGATCAACTCGTCCGCCAGCCAATCCGGCGTCACGTACAGGTTCGGGACCGACACCACCCGGACGCCGGCCTTCAGCGCGTCGCGCAGCTCGTCGGCCTCGGTACGAGCGCGCGGCGTGTGGACCGTGCGGGGGAGTTCCACCGGACGGGCGGCGAACGCCTCCGCCGCAGCGCTGGGCTTCGTCGTCGGCGCTGGCGGGTCCTTGCGCGCCATGTCGGTGATGTAGACCTGCACCGCCTTCCACCCGCCGGCCGGCATCTGCCGGACCCTATGAGCGCCCGCCATGTCGGTCGCGGCAACCTTCTTCACGTACGAGAAGTCGGACCACTGGCGGCGCCCATTCCACTCCGCCTGGGTCATATCCTGGAAGCCCTCTCCGGGATAGTTGCAGAGCGGCGGGAGCTTAGTCGCCGCCTTCACCTTGTCCGAGTCGGCCTTGGTTGGCGGTTCGTAATCCTTGATCTGCTCGATGCCGTGCTTCCACTTACTGGTCCAGGTGACGCCCCGCGGCGGCGAGGTGGTGACACTGGAGGCGATGCCATCGGCCTTGTTCACCCGCAGGATCACCAGCCATTCCCCGGCGATCAGCACCCGGCCGCCGGGTTCCAGGTCCCAGCGGGACGCCATGGCGTTCTCGGTGGTCGCGTCCAGGCCCAGCGCTTCGGCGAGCATGGCGCGCTCGTAGGCCAGCCGGTTCTCGCAGTGAGTGATCCAGCGGCTGCTGTCGGCAATCCGCCGGGTGTGCGCGGCGATCTGCCGGGCTGCCGCTTCCTCTACCGTGATCGCGCCGTCGCGCAGCTTCGACCAGGCACCCCACACGACGTCGGCGTTGGCGATGGCGAGCGCCTGTTCCTGCGTCAACCCGTCCTGGCTCCAGAGCTGGAGGTGCTGTTCCGCTTCCATCTTCCGGCGCTGCTCACGCCGCATGTCCGCCTCGATGGTCTTGATCCGCCGGTGCCGGACGGCCGGCAGCTCCTTGTATTTGGCGGCCCGGATCGCCCCGGCGGCGCGCTGCGTCCAGTAATCGGCGGTGTCCCACAGCTTCACCGCTCGGCGCATGCCGCCCTCGATCCGCTCGGCGTCCTTCCGGGCCCGGCGCTCGCTGTGGTGCCCGACGAGGATCGGCTGGCCGAGCGGGATGTGTTCCATGATGGAGTCGACCGCGGCCTTGGCCTGTCGCGCCTCGCTGGCCCGGCGGTCGCTGTAGCCCTCGAACCGGTCGGCCCGCTGCTCCGCTCGTTCGGCAAGGGTGGTGTCTTCGTCGCCGATGTCGCCGCACAGCTCCAGCAACAGATCCTCGCGCGCTGGGGTCCAGGCCGGCGCGACGAACAGCTCCTGTCGTGGCGCCCAGGCGAACCCTGCGTCCCGCAGGCGCTGGTACGTCTCCTTGTCCAGCCGGAAGGCCGGGTGCATGCGGAGCTTGTTGTCCTCAGGGGAATAGGTGGCGCGGTGCGGGAAGGCCTGCTCGCCGTCCTCCGGCGGTAATTCGGTGTCGCTCATTTCAGTTGCCTATCTGGAAGAACTACCAATAAAGTGTAGCTTCCGCGCGAACCAAAGGCGACATCAAATATGCAGAACTTCCAAATTTCGGAACTCACGCCGTGGCTGTGCCTGTTGGGCCGCACGGCCGCCCGCATGACGCAGGACGAGTTGGCCGAGGCGGCGCGGGTGTCGACCAAAACCATCGCGCAGTACGAGGCCGGCAAGACCAACCCGCAGCGCCGCACGAAGGAGGACATCGTGGCGGCGCTGGAGGCGCGCGGCGTCTTGTTCATTCCTTCCGGTGACGGCTTGGGGCCGGGCGTGCGCCTGCGGGCTGCGGAGTCCGCGGAGGCGCCGTAGCGCCCGGAACCGAGCACCCCGATTTGATCGGGTTAGTTGGCGACGCGCGCTTGACAGGAACTACATCACGCCGCTCGGCCTGGACGCCGCATACGTGCTGCGCCCGCTGCTTGAGGGGTTCGGCCTTTAGGATGGAGGGGTGTAAGGTGGCTGAGATGCAGGAGTTCGACAGAACGACGCTTGAGGCGGTTCCCGCCAGCGACGCAAAATGGGGCAGAGACGCCGATGGTGTTTCCGCACGGACAGGACGCATCGCCAACGTCTGGGCGCATCGCCGCAATTCGGAGAGTCTCGCCCGGCTGGAGGCTGACGGGTTGGTGGTGGCGGAACTGGTCGGTGGTGTCCAGCACTGGCGCCGCACGCCTCGTGGCGATGCCGCATCACCAGTTAACCGGTAACTCGCTCAGGGTGGAGCTGCACCACGTTCGCCGGTGGCGGGTTGACGATGCTGTCGACCCGGGCCGCCCAGCGCTCCAGGGCGTCGCGCTTTTCCGCGAGGTATTCGTACTGGTCATAGTGGCGCTGCGTCACGCCGCGGGCGGCATGGTTGAGGATCCGCTGCTTGATAACCTCGGCGACGCCCAGCGCGGACAGGCCGGTGGTGACCGTGCGGCGGATGTCGTGAAGGCGCCAGCCGGGCAGGGGCTCGGCCTCGTCTTCGGCGCGGTCCTCCGCGATCTTCTCATCGAGTCGACGCTTCGCCTTGCTGAAGCCGTTCACCGGCCTGTCCCCGAGCGTGGTGAACACGAACGGGGATGGTTGCTCCGTGCCGTCGGGGCTCTTGACCACCTGGCGCTTGATGGAGTTCAGGACATCAACCACGGCCGGGCTGAGCGGAACGATGTGGGCACGGCCGGCCTTCGTCTGCTCCGGCGTGAGGCGCCACACCTTATCTATATGTGTGTCAACGGAGTCCCAGCGCATCGAGGCGACCTCGCCCCGGCGCTGGCCGGTCAGCAGCATGATCCGGACCATCGGCCCCCACGGGTAGCCGGCCTCGCCTGACGCCTTCCACAGGGCCTTGATGTGCTCGCCCTCCAGATGGACGGAGCGGGCGACGTGCGGGGCCGGCGCCTTCACCCGATCGCACGGGTTCCGCGCCCCCTCGTCGTCGGACCGCTCCAGCCGCCAGTTGAACAGCTTGCGCAGCACGTCCAGCACCCGGTTGGCCGCCTGCCCCTTGCCCTGTTCGACCAGCTCGTCCAGCAGATCGAGGACGTCGCGCTTCTTGATCGTGGCGACGGGCTGGTCGCGCCACTTCGGCAGGACGTACTTGTCGAGAAACCAGCGCGTCTGGTCCGGCCGCTTGTGGTGGCGGGCGGCGTGCTTGGACAGGAAATCCTCCGCCGCGGTGCCGAACGTCTCCACCGGCGCCGCAGCGACGGCCTGGGCGCTGGCCTTCTCATCCGCCGGGTCCTTCCCGGCCTCGACCAGCTCCAGCGCCTTGCCCGCCGCCTCGCGCGCAGGCCCCAACAGCAGCTCGGGGAAGTGACCGAGCGTGAGGCGCTTCTGCTTCCCGCCGAACCTATAGATGATGAACCACGTCTTCCGGCGCTCCCCGACCCGCAGGCCGAAGGCCGGCAGCGTCGCGTCGAACAGGTCGATCTGGACGCCCGGCGCCGGCGTCTTCGCGTTCTCGACCACCTTGGTTGTCAGCTTCACCTTGGGCAT